AGAAAGAATGAAAGAGTTTCATCGATCTGTTCTAGTAATTGTTTAAACGTCTTCATCGTTTTCCTCTTCCGTTTCTAGATCTTCGCTCGAATTAAAAATAGCGGTTGCCATTTCTTCTCGACGAGCAGAAAGAATGTCTGCAAGTTTTAAATCGAAAGCAGCGTCAAAATCATCGCCAGCATCGACCATATTACCTGTTTCAATGTTATTTATTAAACTTTTAATTACTTCAGTATTATCCATTATTATTGTCCTTCATCTGGTGGCGGTTGCATCGCAGGTTCTAATTGAACTGGATCTGCCGAATTGTCTAATTCAATTTGAGCAATATCGTCATCTGTCAGTTTAAGAATATTCTTTTGGATATATGCTTTACTGTATAACGTACCGATATAATTTGCTACTCCATTAAGAATCTCAACACGAGATTGTATAATTTGTTGCTCTTTAGATTCAGTATAATATGCATCAGTTGCATATTTGTATTCAATGTTGTTTCTGATTGAATTCCAGTCTGCCTCAGTAATAATACCCTTGATAATTAACTGAGTCTTAAGAAGATCATCAAACAGAAGAGAGAAACGACGACGAAGTTTAGCAATAAACTTAGTAAACTTCCACTCGTCACGGTTAATTTCAGCAGCACGACCGAAGTTTAATCCAGACTGCTGTTGCATTCTTGAAATCGGAACGTTCAATGCTTGAAATAGTTTCTTCTGGAAGTAATCAATGTCTCCGATTTCACCGAGACTCTGACCACCTGGAAGAGTTTCAATCTGAGTACCACGTCCACCTTCGCGGCGAGGCAACCAGAAGTCTTCAAGCATTGACATAAACTTTTTGTCATCGCGGATCTCGCCAGTATTACCATCATATACCAGTTTATTTCTATACTGGTCCATAATACCCTTAAGATATTGTTCCGCTTTTAACTTAGGGAGATTACCAACGTCAACGTAGAATACACGACGTTCTGGTGCTCTCGAAATTCTATAGATTACCGCAGCGTTTTCCATCATGCGCAACTGATTGGCGGGACGAATCGCTTTATGTAAATACGACAAAGCAATGTTCTTATCCTGATCACTCAGACCAGACGGAACATAGCAAATCGCATCACGAGTAACCTTCATTGTTGCAGCAGATCCAGGAGAAGCAGTATGTGCTTTATCTAGAACAATACCACGTTCATTATAAACAAAGTATTCTTCAATCTTCTTGATGAATTCAACACCTGATTTTTCATCTTTTTCTTTAAAGATCTCGCGAACTTTTTTAATCTTACGAGGATCGATAAAGCGAATATCGGTAATACCATTTTTAGGTTTTGCCGTATCAATTACTTTGTGGAAATAAATTCTGCCATCAATATACCAACGACGATAATAGTCTTGCGCTCTAAGATTAAATTCTAAAAGATCCAGAATTGTTTCAAACTCTTGTTGAATCTTTTTCTTGATTGGATCAGATAGTTTGACATTATCAAGATTGATTTCAACAGGACGCTCATCGTCAAGGTTTGAAATAGAATCATTCACGATATCATCAATCGCAGAATCGACATCTGCCATAAAAGCAATGTCGCGATACTTTTTAATAAGTTCTGCCTCGGTGTTGGCGGTTCCTTCTAAGTCAAGGTAGGTACCAAAATAACCACCTGCCTTTATGACATCAGAACCTCCATCGTCCGTCGGCGGCACAAACGATTTCTCCGTCGGTGCCGCCTTGGATTTCTCAACTTTATAACCAAAAATTTCCATAATTCAATTTACTTTTCAATATTACGCAGGAGTAGTATTCGAACGACCATTAGTAGTAGTATAATGTTGATACTGGAAGGTTACTGTGTACTCTTCGATCACATCGTTCTGACCATACTGAAGAGCGATTTCCGACATATTGATCGGGAATGCTGACGCCAGTTTATAGGTTTGAAGAACACCATCATTGCGATCAAGATGTTCGACCGACATATCGGTTTGATAATCACTTGGTCTAATGTAACCAGTATTATCAGCAAGATCATTCATTCCATCCATCCATGCTTCAAATGGGCGACGAAGTGAAAACTCTGTGTCGTTTACAATGGTAATTGTGAATGGATCGAAGATACGTTCACCAGCGAGTTTAACCTCACGACCACGATACTGAAGTAGGGTTGGGTTTACATTAGATGCAGGAACTGCAGCACCAGTAACCAACAGAGCGTATTCCTTGTTGGGAACATTAACATATGCAGGGAAACCCAGAATTACGCGGAATTGATTTGGTCTTGCACCACCAGCACCTAGTAACCCCTTAAATTTTGAAATATCCATATTAGATTCTCCTAATCTTTTTTATTTATAGGGTTTAAGCGCCGACTTCTTCAAACGTAATTGAAGTTCTCGTAGCGATGAAATTCAGTTGGATGAAGTTGATCGATTTTGCTGGTTTGATAAAGATGTCAGCAACGAATTCGTTACGGTCAATTATCTCACCAGTGTTATTCGTCTCATCACAAACTACTCGGAAGTCATAGATACCACGACGACCACGAACATCGCGGAGGAATGGTTCTACGATCGACTTGAACTGTGCACGAGTGAAGACATCGTTGAATTCGAACAACTGGAATTTAGCAGCAGTCGAAATTGCCTTTTCAAGAACGATAAACAGACGACGAACATTGATACGATCAAACGCTGACGGTTTCGCAAGCATTGTCTTATCGCCATAAAGAACGATACCATTTCCTGGGAGATTAGCAACAGGGTTGATACCATTCAAATAAAGACTGTCACGGTCTGTTTGGTTTGGAGTCCAAAGAAGTTTAACAACGTTCTTGATCGCACCACGATTTAAACCAGCAGGTGAGAACCAAGGATCATTAGTGCTGTCAGTACGAGCACAAAGACCAGCAATGTCAGCGTTCAATGGAACGTTCACATATACGTCATTATAACGATCGTATTGACGCTTCCAACCTGAGTCAGAGACAACATACGAACTAAAACGATTTAGAGTATCTTTGAAGTAGTCAATAACGTCGTCTGTTTCATCTCCTGCGTTGTTCTTAACAGCAGCGAGGGGAGGAGAAACAAAGGTAACGCAATCTAGGCGACCAAGTGAAAGTGTATCAATCGCATGCTGGCAAACAGCAGAAGCATGACCACCAGTAATTACCAGAGAGATATCTATTAGTTCTTTATCAACAAATAGTGAGTATCCAGCATTAAGATCACCAGAAGAAGGAGCAGCATCAACGCCACCTGTGAAGGTATCAGTGTGCTCACCCGCAGCAGTAATAGTGTTATATTCACCAGCAGATGCAGCAGCACCCCAAGCAAGGTCTTCACCGCTATTCGCTGGGTGCTTTGTCCACCAAGCATACTTTGATTGTGTATTAACTACGTTCTTGTAGTAGATTGATCCACCATCACTGCCCTTGGCATCAGAAGCAACTGACAAATTGGCGAACTTCTCAAGAACTGTTCCTACAGTTCCAGTAAACGCTCCGACTCCGTCGACTACAATTACGTGGACTTCATCAAACGTTGCACCCTTGGCATCAGCATAGTCAGAAGTTCCAGGCGCATTAGCAAAACTCGAAGCATAATCCCATGTATCAAATCCAGAATGATCGCAGATTGAAACAATAAGACCGTTGCCTTTTGCACCAGGATACTTTGCAGTAAATTCCATACCCTGATCACCAGCGCTGAAACTGTCTTCGTAGACATCTCCGTTTGGAATATAAACTGCAGTTTGACCGCATCCGACAGCGTTTCTTCCAGCTGTTCCGACTGCGCGAACGAGTTTGAGGTTGTTGGTATATGAGAGGAAGTTTGCAGCAGAATAGAAATCTACCGCATTAGTTGAGGTTGGTACGCCGAACTTGCTTACGAGTTCGTTCTCGGATCCAACAGTAACGATTTCTTCCGCTGGTCCCCAATTGAAATTACCTACGAATGCGCCGATAGAAGTCGAAACTGCTGGGACAACATTAGTAAGGTCTTGTTCGGTAACTAGGACTCCAGGCGATAACTGAAAAGCCATGTTTTATTCTCCTTGTGTTAAAATGATTCAGTCTCATCTTGTTTTTTATTTATAACTCGTGTATTTTGTGTTTATCGATATGTCGTATCGACTTTCCAATAATCACCCCCAGCAATAAACACTTCTTCTTCTCTTCCATTGACAATAATACCAAAGGGAGTAAGTTCTTCTTCAATCTGTCTCATTTGGGTGTCATATAATTTTTCACGGATATCTATATCTGTCAGGTCTTTAAAGTAAGTATTAGTGGTTAACCATCCGAACAGTACTAAGCACATTGCTAAGTCGTCATGATAACCTTCATCTGCTTGATATGATCCTGCTTTTTCAATAAACGTAGATAAT